TGTTATGCTTGCTCTAACAACATACTTATCAGCAGTCATAGAAGTTACATCACTATTATATGATGAAAAAATTATTATTGCTTTTGTTGTGTCAACCGCTGTTATAGCGATAGTTAATAAGGTTCCCGCCATGGATAAAAGACCATGCTGTATACTTTTAACGCCCCCGCCGCCCCCGCCGCCACCAAAGCCAAAAGCACTACGATCAAAACCATACTCAGAAAAACGCATATTATGCCACCTCGATCCCGCTGATATAATAATCAATTACAGCAGTAGTTTCTGCCTCCCCTGCCAAAATTGACTCCGCAGGCATAACAAGGTTTAGCTTAACAAAATAACTCTCATTAGCATCGAGCGCCCTCTCACAAAGAATGTGGGTGCCGTCCACAGTAAATGTTACATGAACAGAAGAAGCGCTCGTATTACAAAGAGCTATTTCTCTCACAATAACTGTTTTTCCTTCCGGCGCTTCATAAATTGTAGCTGCGCTATCTGTTAAAACACCAGCTGCAAGATTCTTAATTATATCTACTGACATTTAACTCACACCCCCATATAAGATCGATATTTTAAATTCGTTATTTCATCATTCACAGGATCCAATGCCTCGTTGATTTCCTCATTAAAAATATTTATAACACCCGGTGCGTTTTCAAACCAGGAGAACCAATACTTCCTTCCTGCTTCTATCGGCTGATTCATTGTGACAGTAGTGCTGTTTGTTTCTGTATATCCCAGGGTGCTGTTTGCGGGATCTATCAACATATACACGCCTGTCAACATTTCTCTATAAACAGATAAGGTATATGTTCCCGGAACATAAGAACCAACATCAGCAACAGAAAAAACTGTTTGTCCTGCTGTCGTAGTAAAAAACTTATTTTTAACAGACATAACTTCGCCTTCTGTCCAGGGAGGTATATTTGTTAAATTATTCCAATGAACTGCTGATTGTCCGCTTCCTTCCAGCTGAGTCTTCCTGTAATACCTGGTATCGTGATCCGCACCGGAAGAAGCTCTGTGTGTAGATAAAGTGCTTGCCGTAGAAGAAATATTACCTTCTGCCGCACCCATCCTTGTATTTAACCCCTCCACGGAAGTCACAGGAAGAGTATACCAATTCGCCTTACCTGTTATTGCTTTTACCAATTTAGCAAGAAAAGATAAAACAACAGACAACTTCCCTGTTCCGGAAAAAGAACTTGAAATTGCCTCGTTCGGTGTTAGATCACCAATAGAAGCATCATCAATAGAGCCCTCCTGCATATTCGCAGGACTTATTCCCCCGGGAAGACCACTCTTTAATGTTGCGTCCGGATCAAACATTTTAGAAAGCTCTTCTAAATCCTCTTTTAAAACATCCGGACCACCCAATCCTATACTCTTTTCTCCTATCTCACCACTAAACTCTAGTGTAGGCTGTCCCATAATATCCCTCCTTTAATCCTGTATCCAGGACAAGTTTCCTTCCGCATTTATTGCCCCTGCTTCCGAGCCATCAAGCAACACAAACTCAAAACCTAAAGAATATATAAAAGCATGATTATCCAGCTCGTTGCTCTCTATAATTATACCATGCCTGAACCCTTTTTTGCCACACTCTGCACGCTTAACAACAAGATCCACAAACCCATATTTTAAGCCCCAGTTTCCTCCCCATACCAGAGACTCTTTCACATCAGCTAAAAAAGGACCTCTTGTCACATAATCAGACACAATAGATAAATTGAACGTTGATGTGTTTTCCTCATCTAAAGGTTGTTTTGCCGCAACATATAAATGTCGCAACTCCTTCTGTAAGAAAATACTCTGAGAACCCCCAAGCTTTAAAGGAGGCAATGCAACATAAACATGAATAGGTTTAGGAGCCCCCGTTAAAACATTCACGTCATTATAAACACCTTCTGTATACTTTAAAATATAATTTTTAGACACAAACCATATTTGATTATTCTCCGTAACATGCCAGTCGTTTACCTGCCATCCGGTAAACCTTACAAATGTTTTGGTATCCCAATTAAGTACCATTACTATATTATTTCTCTGCCCCTGCACAGTACCGTATGCAAAGTACACTTTCTCGTCATGGTACAACAAACGAACACGAGTAGGATTTTTCATTGCTTTAATATCATCTTCTATTTTGTTTCCATCTATTTTTGTGTATAATTCTTTTGTCGCAATTACTACAAGATCTTTAATGAGTATCCCCGGATAAACAATATATAAACCATCTGTTCCCCAAAACGTCAAAGAATATGGTGTCAAAACTTTTGCCCAATGATTGACACAGCCTGTAGGAATAGGGAGCGTACCCCACTCAACATCAGTCCCTACTTTTATACCGTCCCAAAACATCCATTTCCTTGTATAACTAACAAGCATAGACTGAACAAAAGATTGCAAGCCCGTAATAGGTCCCGCAGCAGAAGTAGGTCTTAATTCAGAAGAACCCTTAAAAGCATAAGGATTGTTTATCTCAGAAAAATATAGAGCCGTCGGATCACTAGGATTACCGGCAGCAAAAATCCTATAAGAAATAGGATGAAACTCTAACATAGTACACTTCTTTATTTTATCTAATGTAGCACCACTAACAACACCAGCCCCATCAATAGGCACTTCCCGAATATCATCAGGAATAGCACCGTCTGTTACATTTGTCCATCTAGCCGTATCAGTAAAATCCTCTGCACCCAAATCTATACTCCCATGCGCCGCTTTTGCTTTATAATAAGCATTTGTGACACCGCCACCGCCGCCACCTAAGTATTTAACAATATCATCCGCAGCAATCGTTTCTGTGCCATCATCACTACGAAACTTATAATAACCATAAACATAATAATTATTACCGTCAACAAAAAACAACTTATCCTGAAAAACAACATACCCAACTTCAAAACTGGCAAGGGTGGCCTTTAATGTTAACACACCTGTAGTATCATTTACTTTGTACAATTTTTTAGAGTGCATAACAAGATGTATATACCCGCCCGCAGGAAGATACCACATTATGTCCTGATCTATTTCCACACCATAACTATTCTCGTTTAACGCCTCTGTTCCGGAACGAAACTCAATTCCACCGGAACGAAACACAGATACATTATCGGCATGAATAAGAGTGTTCTCTTTTAAGCTATCCATAGAAACCGTTGTATTAAGACCTCCGGTAAAATCATCTAAAGAAAACATCTTAACAGCACTCATCTAAAAAGACCTCCTTTTATGTTACGCATACCCACCTGCCCTCTTCTGATAGAATTATCAGCAACAGTTGCATCCCGATAAAACTCTGCCAATAAAACCTGGTGTCGGGTATCCCTTATATATTCCAGTTCTTTTGCTGCAATATATTTAGCAAGTACATAATGAAAGGCGCTATGAATCTCCGGAACCTCAGAAACCGCTCCGATCACATCGGCTGTCTCCGAAAGATATGTTATTGTATAAGAAGTGTCAAGATCAAACATTATTGTCCTTGTTAGCGGATCCAAAGAAAATTCCCGGATACCTTTTCCTAAACGAGAAGAAAACGCTACACGCCTTAAATATCTAAAATCCGCAGGCAAAGAATATATCGTTTTTTTATCCGCATCCACATACTCTGTTGTATTAACTTTACATGCAGAAGGATACAAAGTGGCAAGAAGGCTCTTCCCCTCATTAAACCATCTTCGAGGATAGATAACCTTATCTCTTCGGTATAATTCTGCTTGTTGTGTGATCTGCTGCCAATTCATTAATCAACACCCCTATCTAAAAAACTTTGAATCTTTGTCTATGGAATCCTTTGACTCATACTTATTAAGATAATTAAAAGTCTCCGTACCTACCCACTTTATATAATCCCTCATGTCCTCCTGCTTCTGTCTGTCCAATCGCTCGTTATGTTTCTGCATCTTAGCAAAAATCTCTTTTGCTTTCTCCGCACGCGTCTCATATACCAGGATTAAAGTGCGCTCATCCAAAGTATCATAAGGAACAATCAGACAAAAAGTATTGTCCTGCTGTCCTTTGTGGTGTATCTCAAACCTATCTTTTCTTACGTCATATAAAATAAAATAATCCGGATCAATTTCTCTTAATCTTTTTGCTATATCGTATACATCAGAAGTGATTTCCCTATAAAACCGCCTGGAATAAAATCCCCGCTCTTCTCCAACTTCTATCTTCATAATTCCTCCTTTTAAAAAAGAGGGAGTCGAGAGCATCGACTCCCTAAAATCAAAATAACAAATCAGTTCGCAGCCGCAGTTACTCCTGTATTCCTGCACTGTCCACCAGGATGATCACAGATAAGCTCTGCATACTTAGCAAGAGAAGCTACGTAGGAAGGATACCCTGCTTTCTGATGCAAGATAGCACCATTATCATTGGCAATCCAGTCCCAATCAGAGAGAACATGGAAAGTAAACTTATTGGTATCCAGCAGATCCAATGTCCCGGCATTTAAAAATCTATTCCTTTTCATCGGAATATTCTTATATGCTATGGCCTTGTATCCACCGGAAACAGACATAGTATTAACATTCCTTCTGGTCGCTTCAAGATAAGACATATAGAAACCTTCTACATCAGAAGAAACACCGATGTAATTGATTTCGCCTCCCCTGAAATCCTCCACTTCTGCAATCTTCGCCTGTATCTTAGAATCGGAGATTGCTCCGAACGAAGAATCCAGTACGGGAACTAACCACGGGTTAGTTGCTCTAGCCACATCATACAGGTTTCCGGAACTCTTAAAGATCTCTTTAAGTCCGGTCAAACTGTTTCCGTAAGAGTTCTGTGTAACGATAACACAATCATCCGTAGCGGTAACAGTATTGTCCCCACCGATAGTTATTGTATTCGCAGACCTGTCTACAGCAACGATCCTTCTTGCAGAACCATTGGTAATAGCACTATAAGCATCAGCAGAATCCAATATATCGATGGTCAAACCTTCGATAACATGTCTAGTATCATTAAGCACGATAGTCTTTCCTGCGAGAGACATTGTGGTAGCAACAGAGGCTAATATACCAGTTGGGTCAAGATACAGATCCCTTCCGTATATAAATTTCGTTGCTTCCTTGAGTCCTTCCATCTCAGACACAAGCGCATCGATAAATGCCCCTTTATTGGACTTTGTTGCCTTCATGACCTTATCCCCTATGGCAAGCTGTCCATAGTAGTTTTTGGTCGTAGAAGTCAGTTTCTGGTACTCGTTCTGTCCCGGAGTAGGAAGTGCACCGGACTCCGTTCCAGCACCTGCACCACCATTAATACCATAGGGTGCGGACTTGATTACTTTATATGCGTCAATGTTCTTATTAGAACTCTTGATCATATTATAAAGCATGTCCGACTTAGTATTAACCTGGTTTCTCAACAGTTCTAAAAACTGTTCTTTTAATATTTGATCGTACGTAGTTAGCGTAACTGCCATATTCAACACCCCTCATAAATTATTTAAACAAACTCTTTTTTAACGCTTCACCAAGAGACTCAAAAGACGAAGACTTCTCCGGTGATTTTGTAACCACCTGTGCTGATCCTGTCTGTGTAATAACAGGAGGCACTTTTTTAGCACTCGCCTTTTTTACTGCTTCGGACATAAGTTTCTTTTTTATGCCCTCATTCCCTGCAATGTACTTATTGAACATTTCAGGATTTTCAAGAAGCTGTGCAACGGCTTCCTCAGGAGAGGTTGGTTTTTTATAATTCAAACCTTTGACATAAGTAAGAGTTTTATTTAAGTGGGAAACAATATCCTTAACATTAGATAAGGATTGAAAAGTATTATCTGTTGACAAGGATTCTGCCATTTTTTCCATAAACTCACTTGCATCAGGAGCCTCTTTAAAAAAGGTTTCCGCAGCAGCTTTATGGGCCGCAACACGCTCTTGTGCCGAAAGCTTCTCAGTAACAGGAGTAATCTTCTGTTCAAGATCTGCTTTAGCAAGAGACACCGCTTCTTTAAGGAGCTTTTCCCTGTAAGCTTTTGGATTAGCATAAAACTCATCAATATCCTTTTGAGGATCGTACTCTTCCTCTGTTTGTTCCTTTGTCTGATTCTTCTCCGAATTAACAGTATCTAATTGTCTTCTCAGCTCTTGTAGGGCTTTCTGGTTCTCTGCCTTTTCCTGGGAAAGCTTCGTTGCCCAAGACTCTAGCTCAATGTAAGACTTCGCTACCTTTTCTGGAGAGTCAAACTTAGAAACTCCCAAACCTTTCAAAATCTCTACTACATCTTTTTTCTCTTTTTCTGTGGAAACCTTTTCTGTGCTTCCTTTCTCCTGAACTTCCTCTGTTGCCTCAGATTCAGCAGTCTCATTATCCTCTTCTGATGTGCCTTCCGAAAAATCTTCCTCTGTCTCTACCCCATCTTCCCGGAGTGATTTTAAATACCAATCCCCCGCCTCTTCAAAAGAAGAAGGTTGTGTGGCATCTTCCTGACTGCCAGAAGATTCTCCATCTGTAGAAAGCTCGTTTTCTACCTCCAAAGAAGCGTTGTCTGTTTCTACTTCCGGATCTGCAAATAACTGTAAATTAATGGATAACGGATTCTTGCCTTTTTCTGAATAAATAATCATTGTATTTCCTCCTTTTTCGGGGCCTCATACGAGGTTCTCCCATATAATACTACTGTACTTGTTGCATCATTTGTTGTTGCATTATTGCTTGTTGTTCCTGTGCGATAGCTGTTCTATGCACCTGCATATGCTCCATCAAAAATTCCCTAAGCATAGGATTCTCATTAGCCAAATCTTCAAATTCGGTTGTTAATGCAAATCTTGTGTGCTCAGTAAGATGTAGCGAATGCTGATCTAAACTGTTTACCTGTGGTACCATTCCCTGCTTGAACCGCAAATTCTCTTCCGCTGCCCTCCTTATATGTGTTTTATCTAAAGATACAGCATCTTCCCAATTACCTAAATCAAACATTGTAAATAACTTTGCCCGCATTTCCGGCAATAACTGTTTCGTTGAAGGATCATGAAACAATCCCTGACTCAATAAGAAAATAACCTGTTGTCTTTTCTGTGATAAAGATGTAGTCAATAAATCCTCTGTCTCTAAAGTAACATCAAAAGAAGTAAGATCACTCTCAAACCAATCCACCACATAAGGTAGTGTATGATCCTCTCCTTCAACTTTCATTATACGAGGAGTCTCTACAAACTGTTTATATAACCATAGCCATTTTTTACCAATACTAACTGCGGCAAACTCTATATTCTCTGATGTAAGAGAAGCTCTCGTATCATCCTGCTGTTTAATCTGCTCAACACCAATTCCCGGAGTACCGGACTTCACAAACGACTGAGAAGAAAACTCTGAAACTCCTGAAATTTCTGTAAATAACTCTCGTAACTTAACCTCTTCATTAATAGCATCATAAGAAACCTGTGGCATTGCCAAGGGTTTTAGTCCCTGCATACCGGGCTGCCTCTCAATTAAATCTCCCGCACGAATACCGGTCATCATCAAATCATCTATGTTTACAATAGATCCCGACTCATACTCCCATGCAGGCAGCGTTGTTCTATTCAAAAACTCATGTGTTCTGTTTTTTAAAGCGTTGTATCTGCGTTGTACAGGAATCATTCGTTCGATAATTGTTCTTCCCCAAAAGCATCCGGGATCTCTGATACAAACCTGTTTTGTAAACGGATGATAAGGGTTTCCTTCATGATCTAACCAAGGATGATCTATATACACAACTACCCTATCACCAACAACAGTAATAAGTTTTCCTTTCGGATACTTCTTACAAGGAAGATAAGAGCACTCCAAAACGACTTCTGACTCATCCATCGCCCCTCTCACATATCTTTGAATAGAAGCGGTATATCCCATGCCTCCCGTTGAAATTCGGGAGTTCTCTAAATTATAAACATCCACTGTTCTTCCAGGGACCTGTATATCGTATAACTCCTCAATCTCAGAAACCTTAAAAGGTTTTGCATGAATAATGCTTTTCTGCTCTTCAATAGACTCTTTAAATTCTGATTCGGGATATATCTCAAATGCAGGAACAACTAAGTGCATAATCTTTCCTTCGTGAAAAACCTCGTCTTCTTCCTGAGCAACTATCCGTCCTAATTTAGGATTCCAAACGTCCTTATGAAATGCCACAGAACACAGCTCAGCCCACGCATTAGCTGTTCTGAAATGTTCTTGCATATTCGTTTCTTTATAAGTACCACGCACAATCTTTGTAGAAATCTTTGCCGTTGAAATATCTTGCTGTGAATCGCTGGAAGGAACCACTACCAATGTAGGCTTTGCTCTGTTTAATCGCGCAAGACGCGCTTCTATCTTCGGAGCAATAAGATTAAAAACCTCTCGTTCTTCATCATCATAATTAAAAGGTATTTCCTCAACCTTACGTACCACGGGGTTTATATCGCAATACTGATTACCGCATAAAAACTCTCTGTTTAACTGCCATTGCAACTCACGCACAACACGAGACTCTCTTCGCTTCTCCCAGTCTCTTCTTATCTGAAAAGCAACCGCTGCTTCATCTATATCAGAATCAACAAAAGGTGATCTATCGCCCTTCTTTTTTTGGTCAGTATAATCATTCTCTTTTTCCTCTTTCTGAAAAAACTCCCTTACCTTACCAAACTTCATCGATAATCACCTTCTTTCCTTTTCTCGTTGGTGCTCTGATAAAAAGAACGGTCTTCTTTTTTTCTTTGTTTTTTTACAGTTATAGGCAAATCTTCCTTATACTCTAATTTTACCCTATTTCGTGTATCATATGCAACCAAAAAAATTAAAATACATAACTGAATACTGATAACATAAAGCATATTAACCCCCCAAGAAAATATTTCCCTTTTTCCGGGCAGCTTTCTCTTCCTCTTCCTTTTTCTTCTTATCCTCATCCGCCTGCTTCTTTTTCTTATCTTCTTGCAAAAGTGCAAGGCGAGCAGCTTCTTCATCCTCTTTTGTCTTTGCTATCTTTTTATTGTACAGATCGTCATAGATAACAAAAGCCTTTTTCATTGCCTTGTAATGATCGTCACAAACACGCACACACTGCCCCGGAGGAGCATCGGGAGTTTCAATCACCTTTGTGGCCCTGCTCATACACATATAAAAATCACAATTAATATTTAACTTAGAATCTCTAACAACAATATTTTTCACGAAATCATCTTCTCCTTCCACGCGGACGATACATTTTATACTGCAAAGAACGCATCTTATCCCGTTTATGTTTCTGTAAAACACTTAACGAAGCCTCTTCCTCTTTATCTTTCGCATACAAAAAACGCAACAATGCCTGAGATGTCATATCCACATAATCGTCGTTTTTTGCATTAGGGAAATTTGCCATCTGCTCTATATATTCCCACACCCAGGGAAACAATCGCGGATGAGGTAAATATACATTCCCTGCTTCAACCAAAGGAGACACAGCACTTGCTCTCTCTTTTTTGTTGC